AAATAACTCAATCGATGCTGATGGAACTTATAAAAGAGGAGTGTGCTATTGACACTACCGAAGTTATGGAGTACCCACCAACAGCTTTGAGTTATGGAGAAAAAACAATACAAACCACAAAAGGAGATATAACCTTTCCTATACCTATTGGAACTTATGGCAATTTCTCATTTGTACAAGCACCCCCTAAAAGTAAGAAAACCTTTTTTGCCTCACTATTAGCTTCAGTATATTTAAGTGGTGGTAACAACTTTGGTGGTAACATACGAGGACACAGAGATGGTAAGTGTCTTTTGCATTTTGATACAGAAATGGGGCATTGGCATAGCCAAAGAGTTTTTAAGCGTGTTATTGATATGGCTAACGTGCAAGACGTTGGATGTTACCAGACCTATGCACTAAGAACAATAAACTATAAAACAAGAATAGCGTTTATAGAACACATACTAAAAGAGAACGGAGATAAAAATGGTTGTGTTATTATAGATGGTATTGCTGACTTAGTTAGTGATGTAAACAACTTAGAAGAAAGTAATTTATGTGTGCAAAAATTAATGGAGTGGAGCGCTAAGTTTAACTGCCATATAGTTACTGTGATACATAGCAATTATGGAAGCGAGAAACCTACTGGGCATTTAGGGTCTTTCCTTGAAAAAAAGACAGAAACCCAAATACAATTAGAACTTAACTCAGTACACAAAGAAAACATTACAGTCAAATGTAAAAGGTCAAGAGGCTATGCGTTTGAAACCTTTAGCTTTAGCGTTAACGAATTAGGGATGCCATTTGTTGTAGGAGAGATATACGACCCCTTAAAATACTTTGTAACAACTAAAGAGAAATTAAGTTAATGAAATCACTTGTAGAACTTGCTTACGATAAGCACAAAAACTGGATAGGTATTGTCAAAAGTTTTGGCTGTAATCCAAGTTTGGCTGAGGACGTTGTTCAAAGTATGTATCTCCAGTTGATATGCGATATCGATAAAGGCTTAGACCTTTGGTACAATGACGACATAAATACTTACTACTGTTATAAGGTGCTTAGAGGTATTTACTTAAACACCCACAAGAAAGAGGCACGAATGATAAAAACATACATAGAGGACATAGACGGACAGATAAGGCAAATAGATGACTTAGGAATAGACGAGGTACAATATGCAAAGGATAAAACTAAAATAGACAACTTACTTGCAGAGATGCGCTGGTATGACAGCAAGGTATTTACTTTAGTAGCTTCTGGTCAAAGCGTGGCATCATTGAGCAGAGAAACAAAAATAAGTTATTACAGCCTTTACAATACTTACAGAAACGCACTTAAACACATAAAAGATAATATATGAGTTTGATACGAAATAGCAAACAAATTAAACAAACAATAGATTTTACTGGTGTTGAAAATGGTAAGATACACCCTACTGACATAGACGTTGTTTTTGAGTTTGACAATGAGGTTTTAATACTTATGGAAGTAAAACGTAAGGGCAACAAAATACCGATAGGGCAAAGACTTGTTCTTGAAAGAATAGCAAACTCTTGGCACACTTCTAAAGTAGTTGTTTTATATGTTACACATAACTTTAAAAATGATGATGAAGATATACCTTTAAAAGAGTGTCAAGTTGATGCTGTTTATGTGAATAAGGTTTGGAAACCAGCAAAACAAGAAATATCATTGATAAAGTGCTTAAAAGGTTTTTCAGAATTATGGAACATTAAAAAGTTAAAAATATGAGATTAGGAGATTTAGTTTACTACATTACTTATTATACTGGAATACGTTGGATAGTTAAAAAGATATGGGGGCAAGATTGCGGATGCGATAAGCGAAGGGAAGAATGGAACGATATAGATATAGACCTATGGAAGAAATAGACAAAAAAGATTGGAAGCAGTTCAAAGCTGATGTTAGGGGTAAGTTATCACAAGAGCAATATAAGCTATTGTGTAGGCTTCATTCTAAGTATTACGACCACAAATATCACGAGCCTTGCAGTTGCAATCCTAAAAGACTTGTACAATGGATTGCAGATATAGACAAGATTTATGATTAAGAATGTACACAAGTGGGAGAAAGCTGTAATACTATTGCTTAATGCTGATGGTTGGGATTTAACACATACTGGCAAAGGCTTCGAACATTACGATGCTATTGGTACAAGTCCGAAAGGCAAAGAAGTAGTAATAGAGTTTAAGTTTAGAAACAAATACTACAAAGAAAAATTGCTTGAGGTTTACAAGTACGACAAGTTAATTGATACTGGTAGGATAGCTTTGTACTTTGTTAATGACCCCAAAGGAAATTATATGTTCTGGCTTAACAGTCTTAAGGACTTAAAAGAACAAGAAATGTACTGCCCAGATACAACACTATGGACTAAAAAGAAAGTATTAAAGCCTTGTTATTTGATTGACGAGAGCCACGCTTCTATAATAAATTTGAACGGATTTAAAAAATAAGTTGTTTATAATTTGTTTATAATAAATATTTTTATATATATTTGTAAAAAACAAAACACAATGAA